TGTCGGCATCCCCTGCACTACCTTGTTTTACATTATCTGCTGCCAGTCGCCAAGATGCAGGACGATAAAATTCTGGCTTATCTTTTACATAACGACGACTAACTTCGTTCCAAGGCATAAACTTATGCTTTACAAGTTGGCGTGCTACAAACACTGGAGCTTTCACACGAACACTAATGAAGGCATGGTTGAAAGGGCTTGTGTGTTTGTGCTTGGCTAGATAATTAATAAGCTTTTCGTCAGGTTGGCTCAGGGATTGATATACACCAGCACCTACATGCTTACCATTTTCAGGTTTGCCATCTACCCGCCCGTCAACAATAGCCCACTCACTTTTCTTATCAAAAGAAGTTCTCGCAGCATCCACTACAGACAAATCGTCACCACAATGATTAATATATTCAACTTGAATCTCAGCCACTTTATTCCCCCTCCTTAATCAATTTATCAATTACAGCAATAGCTTTTTCCATAATATCTTCAGAATCTAAAACATATTCTTCTTTGAGCTGTTCTAGATAATCTTTGATCAACCACAATTCGTTCTTATCGAATTTCACAACTACTCCTTAAAGTACATCGTTCTTAATTAGTTCTTCAAAATCCCACCAATCATTTACTACAAAATGTTGTTTAAGTAAAACTTCATCTTGTGAGAGAGGTGTAAACATCTTGATTAAGGTAACATCTTTTGTTTGCTGGTTCAAATACTTATTTCTATCATCAATGAAATGTGTGCAACGTGTATAGCCTTTCTCTTTAGTGCAATGGATAAAGTCACGTTCAGGAAACCACTTATTCACCCAATCACATTTAGACTCAAAATGGCCTTTCTTAGTGTAACTCACAAATCCATATTCCCAACCTTTCTCTTTAAGTTGAGATAAACATTCTACAGCATTTAGCATTGGTTTGATATTGTAATAGAGATCTTTATCAGACCAGAATTCCATGGCTTTATCACCAAACTTATCACACAAATTGTAATTGAAATTATGTTGATCTGGGCTATAGACTTCCTGACTAAATGTTTTATTGCACCAATTAAGCCAAATAGGCCACATCGTAACTACAGTTTCATCAATGTCTAGTGCGAGGATTTTACTCACTCACCCTTCTCCTGTACCAGAACTCTATTTGCAAAGAATACCAGCTTCTCAGCATCATATACAGAATTATTACCCTTTTTCTTTTTACCATTTCTATCAGCAGCAATACGCCATACAGCTTTAAGAAGATTTCCTTCAGCGAATGTCAAACCTAGCGATTCAATAATATCATTAGCTTCAGCGTAGTACGGAGCATCTAAAGTTGTCGGGTGTTCAACATAAACTTTATAGTAATTTACAGAACTTCCTGTGTGTTCTTCCATATCTACTTTAGTATTGTAATTATCTGGCTGTGCGGCTTCTTTACGAGCCAACAACTCAAGTTCATCTTCTTTAAAAAGTTCAGATGCAACAAGACCTACATAAGAAGATTCAACCTCAATAGGATTCTCTTCCCCGTATTCAATATTCCTAATAATACCAACAAAACCTTCTCGTGTATTTGGAGTATTTTTAACGCTAATTACTTTGTCACCAACTTTAAATTTAGGCTCAACTTTTTTAAAATAGTCTAGTAAATCCGCAAAGTGTGGATAATCTTGCAGCCAACGAAAGTCAACACTATGTTCATCAATCCATTGTCCACGTGTGTCACAACGTTCTTTGAGTAGAATAGCACACTCACCTTTCCAAAGGGGCGATGTTTTATCTTTAATACAGAGTACGTCACCTAACTTGAATTTCATAATTTCTCCTTATACAAATTTTGTAGTTTCTAAACCCATTGCATTTTGGATAATTAACTTATCACGAATTTTTAGTAGATTAATAGCAATTCTCTGGTTAAAAGTGTGATTCACTTCAGGTGAAAATTGCCACCAGTCTACACTTTTTAGTATATCTTCTGCTTTCTCTGTTTGCCAAGCTTTATGGGCTTGTATAGGTGTTTTAAATAAACCTAGATAATTTGTTCCGGTTCTTGCCATAAATTTATTTAGGCCATCATTATGATAAGTTACACCAATCGGGTATTCTCCTCTTTTAATTCCAGAAATACCTAACAATAGATTTATCTTTTTAGGAACAAACCAACAAGTATCCGGGCCATACTCTGTATTACCAAGTACAAGCAAGTCTTTATCAAGCTCCATGTTTTCCCAATTTTGCTTTAACATCCACTGTTCAAATGAACTGGCAGTTTTCCATTCATCACAAACGAATTTGTCTTGGTAGCTTTTGTATTTGTTTTGAGAATAACAACGTTCAACCATTCTTTTCCAAGTCAAGTAAATAGAATCATCAGTAACATTTCTACCAAGATCATTAACACCAAAATCACAAATTACTTGATAGCATTTACCGCAAGACTTACTTTTATCTCTAGTTAGGTTTGTTCCTGTAACAGATTTTACAGAGCCACAAGAGCATTTGCAAATCCAATTTATTGTATTACCTCTTGGAACCGGGTCACGGGAAAGAACAGTCCAGCTGTTGAAAGTTTTTCCAGATAAATCAACAAATTTTCCCATATTTTTCCATAATAAAATCTAAAGAAACAAACGATGGTAGGCCAAACCCATCTTTCACCTCATGTAACATTGTCAAGCCTCTGAAGTGAAAGTTTCCTTGATAACCTTTGTATGCTTCATCATGTGGATAACAAGCTCCATTGATAATACCAATCTGCATAGAACCATCAAGAGTTGGACGTACAGCCACATCAAGAAGTTGCTTGTGCCCCACCACGAATGAGCTTCCAACAGTCTTTAGTTGACTTAAAGCATTACCACCATACGGCTTACCTGTAAATGGATTTGCAAGGTAATGGACATAATTAATACCATCAACATTCACTGGCTTCAAATATGGAAATACTTTCCAACCATATTTTTCTAAGTCTAGCTGAGCTGTACCTAGAAAGCCAGTGAATTCTGGATTATCATTTGCAAATCTGTCAGCTCGTGCCTCATGATTACCAAGACAGAAAATCATTTCAGGAGCATAGGCTTTCTTTTTAGCTTTGCGTTGATTATCTTGAAGTCGCCAAATAGGTTCCATCATAAGACGCATACCTTCGTGACCAGCTTCTAAATCCTCTTTTACACGTCTACCTTCAAAAGATTTCTTACCCTTATCATAGCTGCTTAAGCTTTCAAAGTCAAAGTGATCACCAATGTGAACAATTACATCTGGTTTCTTGCTTGCAATGTATTCGCCAATTGCAGACATGTAACTTAAGTCATGCAAAGGCTTAATCTGAGTATCTGCTACGATTAAATGTTTACGACTCATTAGACCACTCCTCTTCTGATACTTCTTCCTCTAAATCCATCAAGGCGTGATTTAACATATCAATAATCCCTTCATTTACACCTAATTTCTTTAACGAAAAGATTATATCATTAATTTCATAACAAGCTTCAATCAGCTTTAAGCTTCGTTCTGTCTCACTCACACCACTACCCCCATAAACTGATTCAAAAGAACACAAGCGTAGCAAAGAGCTTCTACAGCATATCCAGCAAAAGTGTAATCAAAATAATCATCAAAAGGCATCTCAGTGTTCATTTAGAATTCTCCCTACATTCACAAGGTCCGTCACCTGTCATACAATTAGGTGTAATACTATCACAATCCAGAAGTGTATTTGTATAAAAGTTAGTAATAATACCTTCTCTTGCATTAGCGCCCGCGCTGTTAATAACTTCCCGGTATTTTTCATAAAAGTTAGGGTCATCTAAGTAGAGTAATTCTACAGGTTTAGGAAACATAATCTCTCTAAACTCAGCAATCTCCTCAGCAAGCTTATCGATCTTTGTAGAAATCTTTTCTAATTCTATCATTACTAATGAGAAATGTGTGTCATTATTCATTTAATTACCTCAAGTACAAACTGATTTTGTTCGTCAAATAGCCCTTTTCCCTCAGACCAATCTTTTCCAAAATAATATTTCATGTGAAGATTAAAAGCATTTTTGGCAGCTCCAGCAGAACACCAACCTCCCTTAGCTCCGAATTTAATTAACTTACCAGATTCAACTTCACGAATTACATAGACACTATTGGTTGTTTGGTAGCTCATCTTCTAAAATCTCCTCTACTAAATACTCAGCACTTTGAGCTGTTGACCACCAAGGTTTACCTCTACAGTCTGAGCAAAAACAAGAATGTTTTTCAAACAAATAATCCCCAAGCTCTTGCTCTGTACCATAAAACTCCCAGCCCACTTCTTTAGCTGAGCTTGGTGCTGGTAAGTAAGAGATTTTCCAATATTTACGTTCACTCATTCTTCAACACCTCCCTAACAGCATTTCTACGAGCTTCAGGATTCTTGGCAACTACAACACCACGTTCCTTCAACCATTTGTCAATCTCTGAAGCTTTCATTTTACAAATCTTAATCACTTCTTTCTCAATCAAAGCTGTTTCAAAACTAATTCCAAGCTTCTGACTAAGAGATACAGCTTCGTGGCATTCTACGCAAATCTCTTGGATATCATCAAATGTCACCCACAAAATCATCTTAGACCATTCTGTGAAGGTTTGCCAGTCTTTAAATCCATAACCGCCATATAGATGGTCAATCTGATGATCCCTGCCTTGCTTACCACAAATCTCGCAGTCACTGACAAAAACTTCTTTACCTTTCAAGCCTACAGGGGCTTTGTAGCGCCTATTAAGCTTATACTGCACCTTGATAGGGTGTCTGCTCCATGTACGTCTAATCTGTGAGCGTAGCCAATTGAAATAGGCTTTTTCATCCTTCCAGATGAGAGGAACGTCTGTCCATGGCTGGCGTTCACTCATCATCTACTTTCTTTTTAAGAGAGAAGAACGCTTGATATCGGCCACCACACCCATCATCCAAAGTCACTAGCATATAATCACCACGAACAGTTTTATCTCTCACCCGATCAGAATCATAACTATCGCTCCAGTCTTCCGGGTGAAGTTGGGTTTCACCTTCTTCGGACCAACCAATACCCCAAGTCCGTTCATACCAAAAGCGGTTTGTATAATCTTCAGGTTGCCAAATCTCGTCTTTAAATGTTTCGTATAGGTTAGTCATCATCACTCCCAAACAGGAACAAAAGGTGTTTGTTTAATCTTAGTAACATAATGCTCAGGAATGATTTTCTCAGGAACCAGTTCTTGATATTCCTCCACTTTAGAGTAATCAACATCATCCCACTCTGTACCCCAATCATCAGACCAAGTTCCATTCATAGTGACACAAACATTTAGGAAGTCTGATGCATCAATACCATCCTTTTTAAATTCATCAATATCATTTTGATTAAATGTATTACTAATCCAACAGTAGAATGACGATCCTTTGCGGTGTTCTTTCTCAAAGTGACCAACATCTGAGACGTAATCTTTGATTTGTGATTCTGTTACTTTATTCATAGCTCAATCTCCATAGCTTTTAGGAAGTCTTTAACGTGACCAACATCTTTAGTCACATCTGTTCTCATACGAAGCAACCGCCATTGTTCATTTAAGTGATCTAGCCAATTCCTTTCTGACTCATCTCCACGAAAGGATGTAAACGGCTTCATATCCTCACCATAATAGCCCTTATACGCCTCAATTACACGCTCAAAAACCTCTTTTGGACTATTAGCGCTAGCTAACAAGCCTCTCGCTGTAGCCTCTCCCAAGCCCTTTGTTTTACGAAGAGAATATTTCTCATGGATCTCATCTGTTAGTTTTGGTAAACCCGGCACTGTATCAATAGTATCACCTTTCAAGCATTGCACAGCAAGATTTTTTATGGCCTCCAAGGGAGTGATTTGAACAAGGCCGTTCTCAGGTTTATCAAAGTTATACCAAATCAACGGAAACTGAGAGATATCTTTATCTACATAAACCGCAACAACATCTAATTTGTCAAAATCCCTCTTAGCTTTAATCCAACCTTTCCAAATCTCTTGTGTTACAATTTCATCAGTTTCTACACCATCTACAATTAACATACTGTCTTTGTATTTGGAAAGCATGTATTCTTTCACAACATCGTAAAGCAAAGGTTTTACAGGACGCTCTGATTTATACGGCTGTGTCTGAGCAATATCATAACGAAAATTTGTCCCTGTTCCAAAACAAATCTTAAAGTCTTTACACCAATCTTGTTTTGTAATGGCTTCAATCTTAGCTTTGAATCTACCTTTGACAATATTCTCTGCTGAGATATTGCTGTCATCAACAAGTTCAACAACATCGATAATGTCAAATACATCTAAGCTGATTGGTTCAAATCCTTTTTCCAGTCTTTTATCATTGAATGTTTTAAGCCATCCACCATCTTTCTTCTGCCATGAACCATAAAACTGAGTCCGGTTTTCAAAAGTTAGTGTACGTCCTGTATTCTTCCCAATGACTTTAATATGTGATTTCTGTCCTGCTAGAGCTGCGTGAATTATGAGTGTGTCTACATCAATGATTGCTGTGTATTTCTTTTTAATATCACTCATCTTCATCCTTCTTAGTATAAGCTCCTGCAATAAGATTCCAAACAGCTTTACTTATAGCCTCATATTCCATAGTCTGAGAAAAGCCCATCCAATCAAGTCCTGTAGTATTTTCTAAAGACCAGTCTAAGGAGTTCATTGTGCTGTCGTGAAGTTTGTAAACGTCTTTAGTTTCAGTCATTCAACTACCCTCCGCCATCAAATAAACACCCGGTTGTTCACCATATTTCTGTGTAAGCTCTAGTTGTGTAGTGCCAATACGTTCTGGTAAATCACCATCTAATTCTTCTACCGAATACTCATTAGTTTTAGCAACTACAACACCATAGATACAATCATAGCTCTCAGCATCATAGTATGGACCACAACGTTCTAGACCTTCTGAGTCAGCCCAATCACCAAAGTCATCAGCTTGTTCACCTAACTCATACAGTTTGTGTGTTTGATCGTAGGTATAGCCAACAACAATAACACCACGATAAGAAATCCCCATCAATAATACTCCTCTTTAAGATAAGCTAAACATTGTTCAAAGCTTTGAAATAGTTTGTCAACAGAATGCATAAGCATACAATTCAATGGTGCATTAAATCCTTCGATTTTATAGCCGTTATAATCTTTGTGGAAGCCGTCATCATCTTTGTAGCACAAACCATTCATCTTGCTTAAATATGTTTTAGGAAATGAATGTAAATATCCGTAACAAGGTTTACCAGAGGCATACATACTAGCTAACTCAAATACAGTACCTGAGTCCCCTTCAATTCCACGAAAGGATTCTAAATCTCCTACAAAGATATCGCTCTTATCCATAAGCAAAGTGTTCTTGTCAAAGATTTCTTTAGACACAACCTCTTTTGGTTTATTAAAATCTACTTCGTTATCTGATGGGCAATTTACGATGAAGCCATAGCGTTCACCAATGTCTTTCATCTCTTGCACAATTTTGTTTGCATCAGGGCTGAACACATAAGGACCAGCACTGTATATTGAATATTGTTTAGGCATATCAGCTCCTCAAGAAAGAGGGACCGAAGTCCCGTATAAAATTATTTAGAATACATATCCTGAATTTCTTGTAACTTATTGTACTCATCAGCTTTGGCCATAAGGTCGTCATCTTTGGCTTTAGCTTGAGCAGCTTTAACAATATCTTTCACTTCGTTTTTATCAAAGCCTTCTTTATTGAATTCCTTGTCATAAGTGAATTCACCGGCCAGCTCTTTCATATCTTCTTTGTTTACAATAGCTTCTTGTGCAAGCTGATATGCACGATCATATAGATTTTGTTTATTTTTCATTTTTGTCTCCATGGGTTGTGCTATATTTAGCACCTTGTTCGTTAAGTTTTTCAATCATTGATTTTCGATACTCTGTTGCCAACTGCAATGCTAAATCTTTTCCATACTTGGCTACAGAAAAAGATTTAGTTCTAAGTTTTCCATCTTCTCGCCAAAATGCAGAATACCTCGGTGGCCTGTTAATAGGTTCCCAGTAAGTTACGCCAGTAATACCAGTAGAATTTGTAGAGTACATTGACGAATTTCTGCTGTTAACAGAGGTCGTAACCATTCTAAGATTTTCTATTTTATTATTAGTAGAATCTCTATCTATATGATCTATTACCATGCCGTCTGCAATGTCGCCATTAAAAAGCTGCCATACTATCCTGTGTACTAAGAAAGATTTACCATTTAGGCTTGTTTTCCAGTAACCAGTTTTATCAAAAGTTCCAGCAAAATCTCCAACCTTCTTTGCAACCCAACTATTATTTTTAGCTGAGCGTCTTTCTTGTGCCCAACTAAGAAAAGAAGGTGAATTAATGTCATAGTAAAATATAGTGCTAAAATCCATTTATAACCCCTTAAAAGAATGCCACATCCTTGTGGCTTATTAGATCAGAATGGAATATCTGAATCGTCAAAATCTTCGACAACAGGTGCAGCTTTTGCTTTACCTTTCGCCTTAACTTCAGGAACTTCCTCTTCCTTATCCTGCTCTACAACTTTAGCCTCGGTCTTTTTCACTTTGTAGCTAACGCCAAGAACATCATCGTCAACACTATCAGCAGAGGTTTTACCTTCATACGGAATATGTTCAATCACTTGAACAGTGTCTAGAGTCACTACAAGCTGGTTATCTTGGTTACGATAGCCAAATAGCTTAAGAGTTACTACAGAACCATTACCAATGTTGTCAGTGAAAGTGTTGCCTTCAGCGTCAATCACGTTAACACTCATAGCATTACCTTTTTTACTAAACTCAGGCTTGGCTAGAGTGAAACCATACATACCATCGACCACATCATAATTAACTTTACCTTCTTCCACTTGAGAAGATAGGGGGTATTTAATACGGCGTGGTGCTTTGCTGGTCTTATCCTTACCAACCAGAGCAAAGGTTTTATTCAACATCACTTCATCAAGAAGTTTATCCTTAGTTTCCTCGTCAACAAAAGCTGTAAGGCTAAACTCCTTATCTGTGCTCTGATATTTAAGTTTAGGTTCATGTACAGCAGCGTAGAACACGGGCGTGTTCTTGATGTAAACATTGAAGGTTTCCAAAGTACCAGACTTAGGAAGTTGTTTAACGATAATGCTAGTAGCCATTTAATTTCTCTCTATTTAGTTGTGTATGATTCAGTCACGTTACGTTGAGACATTTATTGCTGTTATTTGCCTTTCGACAAATTCTTTTATTGCACTTCATCCAACAAAGACCACCCACCCTCACGGAAATCTCCACGGGGATCACTCTGTTGTTCTGTACCAAATCCGTCATAGCTTGCAATTTCATCTAGTAGATTGTTCAAATCAATTGCAAATTCGTTAGCAAAATTTTCATCATCTGCTGCAATCTTTACAAGACGACCAAGAACAATGATTAGATTATTTTGAACTGTGCTCATTCATCTTCTTCCTCGTCATCAGCAAACAAATCTGCATAATCTTCTGGATCAATAACGTCAATACCTAATGATTCTGGAGTGGCATCATCTGGAACTTGGATTGTATCATAGTGAAAGCCATCCCCATCGCAACCAATACCATTTTCATAATCCATCCGATCATTATCTACAGCAGTTTGAAACTTACTAATAAGCTCGGGATCGAGGGTATATTGTGGGTAATAGCTACCATCACCACCATCTGAAACTAGAACATAAAGTGTTTTACTCATCAGAAATTACCTTTCAAGTGTTGGAGCAATGTTAAAGCATCCTGGTTAGCCACCACATTACTTACATCATTCCCTGTCACAAGGCTTGGCTCAGCTCGTGCTAGCAGCATAAGAATTTTAGCTCCTCCTGCATAAGATGATGCTGTACGGGTAAATGCTGATTTCTTAAATTTCTGTTTACGCAGTGTTTTAGCTTGTTTCAATTTAAATCTCCTTATACATAACGATAAAATTTAGTGTTTTCCCAATCATATTCATTCCAACAATCTACATCTAGAGGATATGGATCATAATTATAAAGCTCTTCGTCACGACTAACAGTTATTAATTTCTTATGTTCTGCGTGAGAAACTTTTGGGGATGATGAGAAATCATGGATATACCACAACCAACCGCCATGTTCAATTGTTTCTGGTGTAGACAACTTAACAGATTCTTCAGAAGAGTCTAATTTACCAAGTTGATAATCCTTAAAGTCTTCATAAGATTCGAAGTGGATATTTGTCTCACTAATCATTTCACCAATTGTTTCTTTTGTGTATTGAACTACAAAGCCCATATAATACTCCTCCTTTTTACATAAACCCAACAGCAATCCAACCGAACAATAGCAGCACGGCTGGTCCAATGATTGCAAAACCTACCTGGTTTTTATATGCACTTTTGTCTTTAGTACCATCAATATTTAAACCACGAGATGACATTAAAGCACTTACTACAAGAGTGAGCCCATAAGCGTGAGCAACACTAATAGATTTTAAGCCTAGAGGAACGACAAACCAAGTCCACAGAATAGACACTGCATAAGCCCACCAAGCAACTAATCCTGCAATAGCTAGGATCGCTAATACGATAATACCAAGAATGTAAAGTGCTTTCATCGAATCACCTCATCAAAAGAAAGCTTTGCAATGACTTGTTTGTAGCCATGTTTAGCTGCAAATTGCTTTTGTTCACGAGCATCTTTGCGTGTAGTGTACACATCAATCAAACCAACTTCTTGATCAAATACAGCCCAAGCATGCAGTTTATCAATTGTTTTCTTAGTTGCCATTTTATTTCTCCTATTCAAAAATTTACTGTACATCTATTCTAGCACATTTAGAGTGATTGTCAACTGATATTTTGGATTAGTGACATTGGGCCCAATTCAAGCCTAGCATATAGCCTGCTGTCAGCTCAACATTTAGCTTGTAATACTCTCCAGCTTCTTTCACAGCTTGAGCTGCAAGCTCTCCGGCCCTACAATACGCAACATAAAAACCACCTTTAGGATTTGGCTTAACATCCGACCAAATCTTGGTTTCTGATTCCTTGAATGCTTTAGCTTCCTGTTCTGTAGCAAACATCTTAAAACTAACTAGCTCTTTCTTAACTTCTAATTGTGACTCATCGTGATACGCGATCAACTGTTGGCAGAATTGCTTATTACGCCAATCATCTTTAAAGAAGTCTACAGACAATCCTTCAGCCTTAAGCTTACGATCATGGATTACCATAGCACGTTTTGCACAGATAACACCAGCACTTTGAAATAAGCTATTCAAGATTGCATGAGCAGAACGTGTAGGCACTTTACGTCCATCAATGCCAAGAATGTATTTCTTGCCTCCTTGCGTTTCCCAATAATTAGCTAACCTCTTTTTAAGATCACCAAGAGGAGCAGCGGCTTCCCAGAATGCATCAAATACTTGTTTACCTACATGTAAAGGCTTGCCAATAGTTTTAGCTACTTTAGGAGCTTGGCCGCCATAAGTTACACAATATTTACAGTTTTTAGCAGGAGTCCTTGTAAATTCCGCCTGAATCAAAGCTGAAATCTTTTTAGCCATCATGGTATGTACATCAAAAGGTTTATCTTGTAGAAGAGAATTACAATACTCTCGTTCACCTCCCTCATATCTCCAGCAATAGTGGGCTTCTTCTCGTGCCTCTAGGCTATCAAAGTCATATCCAATCTGATAAAAACCTTTATCTACACCGAACATAGCGCGCATAGGCTTACCGTAAAGAGAGGTTACACGAGCAATATTAGCTACTAATTTATGTTTCATCCGTGAAGTAGCAGCACCGCATGTATCTGCTGGCGTTGGAATACGTCCATCTTCTCTTACAGCAGTAATAAACCCTTTCTCGGCTTCTTCCTCATCATCCCAATCAAAGCCGCCACCTAAGATACTATTACGGCGGTGTTTATAGGTAAGGTATTCGACCACATCACGAACAAACGGAAATCGCTCAGCGATAACAGTAAGTCCAGGGTCCATTTCTTTGTCTACTCCAACAGTAAAGCTTGGATTAGTTAATACTTTAATAGCCCTTCCCGCTTCAGCTCTTTTTAATAATTGAGCTTTCAGCTTCAATCTTGTGGTGTCTAAGTGTTCGCAACGATCATCACAAAAATTACTAGCTAGGGTTTGATCAACATATCTGTTAATAGAGGCTTCAAGTTTTTCTTTAGTAAGCTTTACTTTCTTAGTGTCTACCGACAAATCCTTTTCTTTATACTCTTGAGGATTCCAACCTAAGCCACAAAGCCACTCTTTAATATGCGTTGTATCATCAATTGTAGCATCCATCTCTGTAATTAAAGGTTCTAGAGGTAAAGGTAGATCATAAATCTTACCAAATAGTTCTACAGTTCTATTGTCATTTAATACACCCGAGTGTTTTTCAACAAACTTAATCAAATCTGCTGAATAACTTGTATCTTTCTTAAATTGACGTACAGGTGGTGTATAATTTTTCATAAAAGCTTGTGTAGCTGGACGTTTAGGGAGAATTGGTGTAACACGTAAACGTCTTTCTTCCATTAAAGCATCAAGTTCTTTGACATTCTTTTCAGCAAGCTCTTTATCAAACCAAAAACCTCTGTGTGTTTGACGGGTGATAAGTTCAGCTACACATTTCTCTAGACTAATAGCATCAGTCCAATCCCAAGCACTACGTTCTTTCTCTAACATAAAGAACACTTTAGTATTAGCCTTTACGTCAATAATGTTGTAATAAAGCATATCAGCAGCAAAGTGTTTGAACCTTACAGATTCATGCATGTGTTTACGAAATGCAACCTTACGTAGCCCTGCTTTTTCTGAAAGAGAATCCAAACTGTGCCCACCAAACCTATCAGGATTTAGTGTTTTAGATGTAACTAAAGTATCCTCAAAGACTACAGGTTTACCGCACCAAGTGTCCTCTTCAATTGTGAAATCCATATCATCTTCAAGCTTACCAACCAATAAGTCAAAGTTAATCTGATTATGAGCAACAACACGATTAATAGGAGTATTTAAGACATAATCTTTAAACTCTTTTAGTTGACGATGCTCATACTCAATACCCTCATAAGTTTCTAGAACATACTCTACACCGTCAATAACCTCTACATATTTACGGCCATCCAGAACATAGGTAGGACCATTATAAAATGCAATGATCTTACCTGTCTGGTGCTCTTCAACTACAAGGCAATGAGTTTTAAAACTGTCTTTAAGTTTATAAGGGCTTGAGCAATAATCAATAGAAGACTCATTAAGCAATCCTGTTGTCTCTCGGTCCCAAGTCACATCAATAAACATCTTACACTCCTATTTAATTATTCTGTATTAAAACACATCTGGGCTAGTTTGTGCAAGTAGCACCTCCCATGTGTTTTCATCAATACTAAATTCATCTGCTACACCTAGATAACTCCAAGGACGGTTCTTGAGAACAGTGAGCCTTACATTGCCCCTAGATCGGTCTGGTTTAATTTCAGGTTCTAGTCCAATAATAACGAAGCTTAATTGCTCCAAAGCAGCACTACCCCGCATCATCTCTTTAGTTACTTGTACCCAATAAGGTTTAGGTTCCTCTCCATCTTTAAGCTTAGGTGCTTTAAATAGTTCTGCCGCTGAGCGGTTGATATGGCTTACAGCAATTACACATACATCATTTGCAGCACAAAAAGCAGCAAGTTCAGTCATAACAATGTCAAGCTCTTTACGCTCATCTGTTACGTGAGAACCACTAACCACCATACTCAGGTGATCCACCAGAATAAAGTTACAACCTTCAACCAAGTGCATATGTTTTACTTTGTTCATTAATTCACTTACAGGAAGACTCCCAAAGTGACCTAGCATTACTAATGAATCATCATTTACAATTTCATCACGAGCCTTTTCAATCTGTTCCCGTGTTGCACATTCTAAAGGCTTATCTTTAAATTTAAGATAGTTAACTTTTAGTTTAGATGCAATAAGCCTCTGCATTGTTTCTTTGTTTGTTTCTTCTAAGTAAATCATACCTAGTTTTTCGCCGGCTTGCATAAAAGCACTAGCAAAAATAGATGTTACTGTAGATTTACCTACACCACTAGGGCTAGTTAGTAGCACAAGTTCACGCATACGAAAACCATGCAACTTATCCATAAGTTTAGGGAAGCTTGGAACATAAACGCCTTCAGGTCGTGGTTCTAGAAGTTCTTCCAAACTAATATCACAAGCTTTAACAATCTTTTCAGCAGAGTATGCACGTTTACCAAATTGGACAAGCTTTGCTAATTCATCTGATTTACCTGCCTGCATATAGTCTGAGGCATCTTTGAATCCATCCGTAGGACTAACTGTCAGCAATGACAAGCCAGAACCAACAAAAGCGTTGGCGACAGCTTCACGAGCTTCGTGCCCTTTCATAATACCTTTTTTGGTTTCTGCTGGCGTGCAGTAGTCATCATCAAAAAAGATAGTTAGGCTATCGTGACTTTTTACATATTCTTCATTATGAAGTAGTGCTTCAACTGCATTAGCTGTTCCAAGAGGGATACTAACTACAAGAGGCTCCATGCCTTCAAATTTTGTACCACGAACACTGTCTACTAAAGATTCATAAACACTAAGAGTGTCCCATTGACCTTCTGTAATTACCAAGTTAGTTCTCTTACGACTAACGTTCTCTGCTACATTTTGACCAAACAGTTTATTTGAAATAGAAACAGAACCAACAGTAGACCAATGACCTTTCTCTTCTTTACCTTTCGTTACATCTTGCTTAGCGTAACCTACAACTTTACCTTTAGCATTATAGGAAGGGAAATAAACTGCGATAGGTGTGTGTCCATCGGTTTCACTTACGGCAACCTTAACACCAAACTTCTGTAAAGTTTCTTTACGGATATTACGATCTTTAAAGTCTAAAGCTTGAAACTTAGCAATATCCTCTAATGTCTCTTTATTTACATAGTCCACGTACTTATCCCCTTTAGATTTCTTTTCGTAACCCACAAATCTCTCCTATCGTAAGCAATCCAATCGTTCAATACACTCATCTACACCATCACGATAACCTTTATCATAATCGTCTTGAGCCTGCTTGTATACATCTAACTGTTCTTGAAATTCTCTAATAATCTCTAAAACTCTTTCAGCAGGAATACTCTCAATAACTCCGCTCTCAATATACTTTACTAATTCATCTACAGAAAGAATATTTACATTCATTCTTCACTCCTACAATATCATACCAGTATTCATTCTCAGAAATTCAAGTTGGAGTTTGCTCATCTCAGTATCAACTTCCATTTCACAATCGAAGGTATTACAGTAAACTTGTTCTCCAGATTTAGTTTCATAATGAAGTTCGTAGATAAAATTCAAACTTTATCTCCCTTAACAATACTAAGAATTGGACGTGTCTTATTCATCTCAACTTTAACAGATTCTTTCCCTTCTGGGAAGTCTTCATAAAATTTCCTACTCAAAATCTCAGCCTCTACAACATCCAAACATCCCCATAGGAAGCTTACAGGGACATTCTTAAGGGATTCTGCAATGATTGCTAGGTCATATGTATAATCGTTATTCATTATCAAAACTCCTGTGTTTTCATCACTTCATTGATGACGTGTTCGTTAATATC